CCTCTATCGTAAACCTTTTTTAGAATACCGTATGGCATTCCAGATTTTTCAGCCTTATTTTTTAGACCCTCGATTTGTTCAAAAACCGTTTTTGCTGGATGGTCTTCGTTTTTCATTTTAGACAATTTATCTCCAATCTCATGGCCTTTCTTGATAGTTTTTTTATCAAGAGGTGGCTCATCATTGTATTTCTTTTTAGCAGTTGCCATACCAATAGCATATGCTTTATCATTAGCCATTTCTTTGACTTCATCTTTTTCTTTTTGTTTTGCCATCTTATCTTTAAGATGTTTGTATGCAATACCAACTTGTAGTAATGGTTCACCTGTTTCTGGATTTACCATTTTCTGTGTATCTTGTTGGATTGCTTTATTTTTTTCCATGTCAACTTTTTGTTTTAGAATAGCAATCTCATCATCTTTTTTAGCAACATCACCTTTTAATTTTTCTTTATCATCTGATTTTTCTTTTTTCTCATCTTTCTCATCTTGATTTTCGGCATGCTCAGCGTCACCATCAGGTGCCACATCAGCCTTTTTCATTTTCTTTTTATCATCTTCCTCATTAACAGATTCAGGTACACAATTAGGTACCATCTTGTCACCTTTTTTCTTCATGCCTACTTTTTTATAACCTACCCAACATGCTTCATAAACTGGATTATAAAAATCTTCATCAGCGCTTTCATCAATAGCATAACTCTCTGCTCTAATATCAGCCTTGTAAAAGTTTTTAAGGTCAGTAGCATACTTATTAAGGTCTGCACCTTTACCATCAACTTTCATCACCATACCTTTTGCGTTAATAGTAAAACCTTGTTTTGCTAAATCAGTTGAGGCTTTTGACATATCAGCCATTGATTTAAAAGTAACGGTCATCTTTTTAAATTCGTGTAATTGTTCTTCTTTTACTTCACCTAAAATATTTTTTACTGTATCAACAGGTAATTTCATTGCCTTTGCAATTTCTTCAGCACTCTTACCTTGACTAAACATAGTAGCAATAGTTTTCATTTTACCTTCTTCTAGGTCAAAATCTTCTTGTGTTACTTCTTCTTTAAAAGGATTGATTGATGTAACTTTAAACTTCATGTTTCTAACTGCAAGTTTACTTCTTGAACCACTAGATACAAAAGGTATATTTTCGTTACCTAATTTTTTTAAGTCTGCTTCTTTAAACTTATCAAGAATATTCATAAGTTGTTTTGCTCTAGCAGCTGAAATTGTTTTGCCTTTAAAAGGTGCATATTCTTTTTTAAGAATTGCAATCTGCATATTTGATAGGCCTTCTTCTATGGCCTGTCTCATTGTTTTTCTATATCTACTCATTAGTTATTTACCTTTGCTCCTGCTCTCCATTGATAACATGACCAGTACCTTGCTTTTGTTTTAGGTCCTGGATTATCGCAATTGTGCCTAGCTCTGAAGCTTTTTCTTCTCGCTGGGTCATCTCTTTTAATACTTAATCCTGTTGTATCACCAAATGAAACTTTGATTACTTTACCTGCTTCGTTCTTAACATAAACATAAAATTTTTTACTTCCACCACGAATAGGGTCGTTTAATGTTACTTTTTTACCTTGATATTCTGCTTCATAAATGCCTTCTTGTTCATGTTCAAAGATACATTCTTCGCAAGATTTATCAATGTTTTCGTACTCGTTAAATGTTTTCATTATAGTTTCTCAATCATTTTGGCCACTACCTCTGATAGTTTGGCCTTCCATTCTTCTTTATATCGTTCCCTATATTTATTCATTGTAGACTCTGTACTTGCCCATTCTTTTACATCTTTTTCAGATGGTTTTTCTCGTTCTCTGTCCAAGAAACCTTTTACTTTCTTAATAGGATTTTCTTGACCTGGTGTAGTATCAATTGTATGTTTTGTATATTCAGGTGTACCAATTTCATAAACCTCACCATACATTTTTTTAAATTTAGTCGTATGAATACTTGGTTTAGTCTTAGCACCCTTATCTCCTGGCGCTGGTCTATTGTCATTCTTTGTAGTATCTCTATTCTTAAAGTGGTCTGCTCTTTTATCTTTTGTACCTTTTTTTAAGTCTTTGTAATACTTTTTAGGTTGAGTACCATCTTTTTTCTTCACATCTTTATCTTGTGGCTGAGCGTCTAAATCTTCTTGTATTTCAGGCACAGCTTCAAAGCCATAATCAACATTTAAGTTAACATCTCTCATGTCTGCCTCTCTATCGGCTGCCACAGGAATACAATCCCATATCCATGCCTTATGTAAATTATTTTTATTGTCTTCTAATACAATATAATTTGTACCTTTTCTTTGTACTTTACCTCTAACATCTTCTTTGACATAATCAACTTCGTCACCGATATTGAATATTTGGTCTCTGATATAAAGGTCTCTAATTTGTTGTTGTTCAAACTCTTCCATACTTGCAATTGGGCTAACATTTTTTTGATAAATGTAATTAGCGGCCAACTTCATTCCCTTTCTTACTTGTTTCATAAGTTTATCTGCGTCCACACCTGAAGGCAATCCTTTCTTAAAACTAGCAAGGTCGCCTTTAGCAGCTGCAGCTCTCATCTTACTTGCACTCATACCTGAAGCTCCCTCTGCGTCTGGATCCCTCTCACCAGCAGATACAACATTGACATTATCAAAGTTATAATAACCATGTCTTGATTTTACATTGTTGTATTTGTTTATTATTGTTTCAAACTCTCTAACTCTATCACTACCTACAACCATAAAGATTTCAGTAATGCCTTGATTATGAAGTTCAGTACAAATATCTAATATCATATTTGTAGTATTAATTACTATCTTTCTAGCATGTCTAGGAAACATTTGTTTCATTATTGATAGTTTATCTCTAGCAGATAGTGGATTCTTTTTAGCGTCTTCACTTCTACTTAAATAAATTTTATAATCATCAGCACGAATACTTGCAACTTTATTAATTAGTTTTTCGTGACCGATTGTTGGTGGATTAAATCTACCAAATGTAAATGCTAAAGTTTTTCTTCTTGCCTCATGCATTTCTAAATCATCTATTTCTTTATCAGATACTTTACCATCATCTAAAATCTTTTTACATTTCTTGTAGAATTTTAGATAGTGATATTTTTCTAACATTTTATATACTACAGCTTTTGGTAATCTGTTTTTAATACCATACTTCCTAATCTCATCTGGTGACATGTCTTTATCAAATGCAGCTCTTCTTTCTGCGTCAACACCATCACCTATTTTAATTATATCTCTAATACTATCTTCTATCTCATCTAACTTTGTATTAATTTTATCTTGTAAGTTTAATACATCATCATTAGTTAAGCCTTCTAATTCTCTGTAATCTATAACATCTCTTTTTAGTTCACCTTTTACCACATCTATTTCTTGTACTTTTCTTTCAAAGTCTTTTACATACATACTAGGGTCAAAAGTAAACTCTTCAGGTCTTTTGATAAACTCATTATCTTCTATATCAAATACAGCGTCAGCTTTTTTTTCTTGGTCTTGATAAGTCTTCATGTCTGTAATGAAATAAAAATTAATTGGGTGTTTTGTACCTGGTATTAATTTACCTTGTATGTTATTAGGATTTTTAGCAGACAAATACTTTTGAGATAATCTTAATCTTTCGTCTTCTCTTTTATCTTTTGGTACATCAAACAATACATTAATGTCTAGGTCTGCGTCTTCTCTATATCTTTTTGTTAAGATAGAACCAATAAGACCAATTTTTACAACTGGATATTCTGTTTCAAACTCTTCAATCTGCTTATCTAATAATGATTTAACACTATCTTTAATTTTAGGATTGTTAGTATCAGCGTCATCAAATACACCTTTAGCGTAAGTTCTTCTTGGTATATCTATTACTGCCTCTAAAAAAGTTTTCATCTTCTTTTTAATCTTCTTTCTGTAGCCATCCACCTTTTTGCTGTGTATGACTTAATTTTATTTGTTAGTAATCTTCTAACTGCTTTAGAACATCTATCCATAATTAAAGTTGTCAATTCTTTATCGTCTTTACTATTGTCAATAATTACCATGTTGCCCATACCAAATGAGTTTTGAAATTTACCAATATTAGCTTGTACAATACCATGTGATTTTCTTGTAATATATTCTGGTACACTTCTTTCTCTTTTTTTATTTCTTTCTAAAGCAACATCTAAACTTGTGTTTACAAATATCATATAACAATCATAACCTAATTGGTCTAGTATTGCTTTTTGTCTTGCAATCTTATCGTAA